CTACCTCCTCAGCTAAAATTTCTTCTCGAGTTTGTTCATGCTCTCCTATAGCTTGATCCATTTCAGCACCACGTCTCATAACTGATTCAATGTAATTAGCTAATGCACCAATACCGTATTGCATGTTATCAATTAATTTCATTTGATCAGCAGTTAGATTAGAGCTTTTAGCCATAACTAATCTAGCTGCTTCTTCTTTAAAATACCCTTCAGTAATAACATCTTTAAAGGATTCACTATTTGTTAATTTAACACAATTGTCCCTCATTTTTCTTAACTTATTAGCCATTTCAATTTGAATTTCAACTTGCTCGATTTCTTTCATGTGACTCCTTATGGTTTAGTTAATGCATCAAATGCACTTTTATCAAGGTTAGTTAACCTATCATGCTCTTTACTCTCCATGTTTTGAGCATGTTTTCTATCAGCTTCTTCTTCTTTTTGTGCAGCTCCAACTCCAGATTCTTTTTCAACAAAATCAAGATCAGATAAATCAGAACCGCTATGCATACTTCTTGCTTTAGCTTGTTCTGTTTCAGTTTTAGCAGTTTTAAGAGCTACATCTACTGCATTTTCTTGTCCTTTAGCAGTTTCATTAGCAACTTGCGCTTCTAATAACGCAAGTTCTAATTGTGCTTTTTGCTCTGCTATTGGATCAGGTTGAGGTTGATACTCAGTAATACGTTTAGCTAAATCAGGCATTTTGCGTAATTTAGCAATATCAGCTAAGATCATAAAACTCATTTCTGGGGGCATAGTGTTACCCATAGTTTGTAACATAAAAGCTAACTCACTAGCCTTTTGCTCATCAGCTTCCGCAGTAGAAATATTAAGCTTAATATCATACTTTCCTCCTAAATCGTTACGGTTAATAGCTACAAATTCTTCATTAGTGATGCGGATAATTTCTTCATCTTCTAAGAATTCTGAATTCATAGAAATAACTTTACGACCAATTTGATTTAATCCATTTGAAAGTCTACGTAGGATACCTAATTCACGTTTAGAAGTAGCATCAAGTGCTGATCTAATACCAGTAGCTGTAGCTCCTAATGCTTGACCTGAAATACCTTGAGTAAATGCTTTAACTCCTGTTAAAGCTTCAGCATCATTATTCTGCATATTTAATACTTCTAAAGCAGAACGTGGTATCTCAGGATACACTTCCATATGGAATGCTTGTTTAGGATCTACATTAGCGTTAAATTTATAGTCTTCACCTCGTTCAAATTTACGAGCATTGGTGACATCAAGAGCATCTTTACGAATACCTTGTTGTCCACTAGCACTTCTACCAATAATATCAATAATACCTCGAGTAACAGCACCAACAATCTTTTGATTGTCTTCTATAAGAGCTGCATCTGGTTCTCCATATATATTTTTACGTCTAGGTAAGTATTGAACTAATACAAAAGGAAGTTTTTTATCTGGATAAGGATTTTCTTCTAATCTAATAAAAGTACTACCTACCCAAGTAGCTACAAAAGGTTTAACCTCTCCGGTATCATCAATATCCCAATATCCCCAGTATTCACGAGCAATAACTTTTTTACGTGCTTTATCTTTAAATGTAAAAGAGTCGTCATCAGAATTAACTGCATGATCTGGTTCAGCTAATACTGAAGCACTTTCAAAGTTAATATCATCAAGGTTTTGATATCGTCCATCTTTTTTAAGTTCAGATAATGAAGTTTCAAAACTAAAAACAGCAAAGTTAGCTTTTTCTATATTACCTTCGCATGTAGGGTCTAATACTAAATTGTTATAATCACATACTGTTAATACTGGTTGATTTTTAGTAGTAATAGTTTTTGTTGATGATTTTTCACCAGTCTTGACTTCTTGTAGTATAGGTTCCCCTGTATTAGGATCTACTGCAGGTTGTCCTGTATTAGGATCTACTACTGGCTGTTGTTCCATTATATCTGTGTAGACTTTGCGTTTATCTTCTTCAAATTCCCAACCTACACGTACAACTACAGTACCTTCATCTACAGCTGTACGAATATAGTTATCAATAAAAGATACTTTATCCATACGGCAGTTAAGCTGATAATTTAATAACATACCGTTTTGTACAGCTGCTTCTTTATCTTCAAAAGTTTGAGGAGAAGTATTAAATAGATCATCTGTAGATAGGAATGGTTCTGATAAAGCAGCGTAACGCCATTCGGCTTGTTTACGTGCTAAGCGAGGTACTAATTTAGAACGTCCACGTTTTGCATTAATAGTTTGATCACCATCAAGTACTCTTAACCAAGCATCTACTTCATCACTATGAACTTGATGAGCTACTTGAGCAGAATCATAGTCTGCTTTAAGATCTGCAAGACTAGGTGGGTTTTCCCAGTCTACTAAACTAGCAGCATCTGTTTCAGTTGTATCTAAATTAAGATCGTCTTCATGACTCATGTCTTTATTACCTATTAACTATATATTATGGCTTAGCAACACTTTCTTTATGTTTATCATACTCACTGTATTGCTTTTTAAGAAACTTATCAACTTTATATATCTTAAGCCCTTCTATTGTATCATGGTATTCTAAGTAATTCTTAAACATAGAATTTGTTACGTCTAAAGGAACAGAGCAATACACGTCATCTGCTTGTACTATTTCAGATACAAAATACTTCCATACTTTAACAAAGTTTAATTTAGCTGTTATATTAGAAGCAATAAACATTCCTGCTATCATATAACCGTTTAAAGGTCTATTAAATCTATAAAATATAGCAGCTTCACCTTCTTGTATTATACTAGTATGCGCAAATATCATTATAAAATCTCCACTACAGCAGATGAATATACATTACCCATACCAGCTCCTAAACTAAGAAATGTACCTGATTCTTCTTGTATTGCTAACGCTGTTTCTACAGCAGTTGATGATCCCATAGTATGACCAATGCGTAATTTATAATTAACTGTTCTTACATCCTTAAATATCTCTTTAACTAACTCGTTTTCTATATCATTATCATCTGAAAAAGTACTATGAGTTTTTATAAAATCAATGTTATCTGTATTCACTCTAGTCATTACTTTTTTATACCCAATGCCTTCACATGAAATACCTAATGGAGACGCATGATATTCTGCTGCTATATGTATATCTTTAATTTTAGCTAATACACTGTTATTTGTATTGCGATTACATGATTCACTTTCAAATACTGATATATTACATCCTTGTCCTAAGTGAAATTTAGTAATCTCTGGGTTATTTTCTTCATCAACTAATTTACTTAATTTATGCTCTCCAAATATATGTAAATATTCTTCTGACAGACCATTATCTAGTGCAACAACTACAACTGCATCTAGTCGTTCGAGAGATAACAGATTATGCGCGGTATACCAAGCAGAGTGTCCACTAATACAGCTTGTACTATCTGTTGATATATAATCAAAAGATCCTAATTGACTAGCTAAATACCCAGCATATACTTGGGTAACTGCCATGGGTGCTACTTTATACACTGGATATTGATCAGTTCTAGGAACACATGTTTCGTATCCCATCCAGCAAGTATTACCTGAAGCTAGTATCAACCCTACTTTACGAGTAGGAATAGCTAGTAATTGTTTAATATATTTTCGAGTCCCAGAAGTAGCTCCATGTCGGCCTGTAAGAACATGCTCGACTAATTCGCCAGTTACTAGTTTAATTCCTTTTTTAACTAATGCACCTCCTCCATCTCCAACTTGATGAACATACTGAGGATGTGTAATATGATCTAATAAAATTAACTCTTCTGAGTAAACAGAATTAGTGTGAGTCAGTAGCATATTGTGTATTATTGGGTATTTTTGTCAGATTCTTCTTCATCCTTAGGAGGATTCTCGCTTTGTTTTACGTAATCATCCTTAGATAATATAGAAAAAAGTACTGTACCGGTGAAAAAATCTTCGTTTACTTTAAACGAGGTTCTACTATAAGCCATAGCATCCTTATACGTAAAAGTTTTAGTAGCTTCTCTACTTATAAAATCTTTTAAGTCTTTAATAGTAAAATTCTTTTTATCTGCAAGTTCTTTAAATTTATCTTCAGAAATACCAAAAAAGTCAGATATCCAAATAAAGAATACCATAACACTTAGGCTATCTAATCCATGAATATCAAAAGTATCATCCATACTGGCTATTGGTTTATATTCTTCTTCTTCCCAATTAGAATCTACTTTTAAAATTATGTTAATAATACCTAAAAATTCTGCATCACTGTTACTATGTATTATATAACAAATATGTGTGTATAGTGCAAATTAGAACTATAGCTTCTTAAAGTATTTAATTAAAAGGAGATAATATGGGAAACTTAACAGCTAACTTTGATAGAGAAGAATATGCTTGTAAATGTGGATGTGGACAAAATGACATTAAACAAGAACTTGCAGTAAAAGTACAATTAGTTAGAAACATACTAAATAAGTCTATTAGAATAAATAGTGGAATTAGATGCAGTGATCATAATACTACAATTAATGCTACTCCTACATCTAGTCATATAGGCGGTTGGGCAGCTGATTTAGGATATACTGGTTCTGCGGATAGGTATGAATTGTTAAATGCTGTTATGCAAGTCTTTGATAGAGTTGGAATTGCAAAGACTTTTATACATGTAGATGTAGATGCTAATAAAACTGCTGGTGTAATCTGGCTATACTCTTAATGGAAGGAGCACTTATGCTTGGAGAACTATCTGGAGATACGGCGGATTTCTTAAATGAAATCCCCTGGTTTGACGGTATTATTTATATACTAATAGTAATGGGAGCGTACATATTCTACAAATGGGTAAATAGTAAATTTTAATGTATTTTTGACATTGCTACAATATATACAATAGCTAATGTAATAAAAATACCTACTGATCCTCCCATAATCCAAAGAA